CGGTGATGAAAGGACTCAATTCTGAGACGACTGCAAAAGCTCTGCGTGATGCTTGGGACTCGTTTGGTGACCCAGTGGCCATACCACTGGATGCCAAGCGGTTCGATCAGCACACAGGGCCGGAGGCGTTGAAGTACGAGGCCAGCATCTATCGACTCTTTTTCTCTGGTGTTGAGAAAAGCGAGCTGGGTGAACTGCTACGCTGGCAGTTGGAATCCAAGTGCGCAGGTTATACACCCGAAGGATATGTCAAGTTCGTCATGAACATCCGCGCAAGCGGCGACATGAATACGGGCCTCGGGACCTGTTTGATTGCATGCAGTATTCTGTATTCGTATTTGGTTGTACGATTGGGACACTGGCGTTTGATCAACAACGGTGATGATTGTGTCATCCTCGTTGAGCGTAAGGAACTCGGCAAACTAGACGGCCTTTTCCGGTATTGCAAACGTGCCGGTTACTGGATGGAGATTGAGGATCCAGTGGACGTCTTTGAGAAGATAGAGTTTTGCCAGTGTCAACCCGTTATGACTGGTGCTGGGTGGAGAATGATCCGTCAATTCCCTGATTCGTTGGGGAAGGATCTGGTGACTTTGTTACCACTCACCACCCTTAGCCACTGGAAGAAATGGGCCAATGATATTGGCGAATGTGGTGTGGCACTCAATGCAGGGGTGCCCATCATGCAAAGTTTTTATGGGCGTATCCGGCGGTTGGGTGGAGGTACTTTCGGAGACCACCCCCATTTGATGGGTTCAGGGATGTTTTACCAAGCCCGGGGCATGTCTCGAGAAGAGGCCCCGATTACTGAAGCGGCACGTTTCTCGTTCTGGTTGGCTTTTGGGGTCTCCCCCCATGAGCAAATCGCGATCGAGGCTGACTTGCTGCGACAGCCGATCTCCTTGGAACCTGGCCGCATGGGAAAATACAACATTAACACATTACAAGAACGCACACACACATATTACCTAGCAATATTGAATATTATCCAAGCTGATTAATTTAAAATTGAACATTATTATTATACAATGGCGAAAGGCAAAAACAAACAAAATCGACGACCACGACGATCTCGAAACAATGGAGAGTACACCACCCTCCAAGCGGACCTTGCGGCGACTTG